GTTCACTCTATTGGAAGATCGCAAGTAATCCGACTGGGATAATTGCTGACGAACCAAAGAATTTATCTGGGTGTCTGTAGATCTATAATCGGAATTTTGGCGGAGTTTCTGCCAAGCCTCATACGGATTGTTATTTACTGCCACGTGATTACCTATCTACCATCCTATCTTAAATTTAAACAAAGGGGTTTAAAGAATTGGACACTATATAAACACCATGGCAGTAAGTAAAATGTCTCGGGGAACGCAAGAAGATACTACGTCTTTTGAAGATGATGTATTTGACTTTGGGGATCCCGAAGTAATTCCTGTAGAGATTGCTCCTGGAAAATTCTTATGTCTCAAAGAACCCTCGGCCGATGATCTGATTGAGATCTCGCGCATCTCAGAAGATAGAAAAATTTCCGAGGTGGAAGCGACTTTGCAAACAATCTGCATACTTCATTCCCCATTAAATGGCCAGAGGAGACTCTCGCTAAAAGATGCAAAAAGACTCCGCGCAAAACAACTCAAGATGTTGGGTGAAGCCATCAACCAACTTTTAGGATTGGGCGGGGATGGAGATGGAGAACAATGACTTTGAGGTAATTCGCAACCATGATTATACAATAACAATCAGAGATAAAAGAGGAAGAGAAATAAATTTTAGAGATATAACAGGAGAAGATCTTGAATATTTTGATGTCATTCTTGATAATGAAGGTGAGGATTTAAAAGAAGAGCAAAAAAGAATTTCATTTGAAGATATTCAAAAAATAATTGACTACCTCAATATAGATGGGATTAATTCCGGTACTCTGACCCAAAAGACAATTATTAGGATCTTTAATTGCATTAAAGAGCATATCTTATGCAACTATGTGCCTAAGTATTCTTGGCTAAAAGCCTGTTATGGAATCCAGAATGGATCTTTTATGAATGTACTTAATATGGAAAAAGTACCTATGACAAAATTTATTGCAATGACACAGATCCATAAAGAGGCCATCGACTCAATGAAAAACGAATGACCGACTCAGATAAGCTAAAACTTATTCTTATTTTATGCTCTATCTGTATCGAGCAGGATCAGGTCGAATTAAATTCTTTTGTTAAAGTTTGCGCTAGGTATGTTGATACGAATGACTTTAATAAAATTCTCCGCAAATCTATGAAACTCCTTGAATATAAACGTTGTGGGCATAATTCATGCCCTGATTGGCTTATGAATGAACTCTTTGTTCTCTACAAAAAAGACGTAATCATATAAACCAATTAGAATTCGTTGTTTGTTTAAGGATAATAGTGAAAGATATAGTGTCTTCAAACCTCTATGGCCAATCCAATCAGAATCAATGCCGCGACATTGAATAGGCCGGGAGTCTTTGTCGCTCAGACGACAACTGGCTCTCTTCCGCAACCCATCGCTACACATGCAGTGGGATATGTCTTTGGTACGACTCCTACCGAAGATTATTATGGAGAGGATGCTATTAATGCCTATTCCACGTTAGAACCTTACGCCCCAACTCAAGTCGGCTCTGCTGCTGATTACCTTGAGAAGGTTGGTGGAAATGTTCCTGTAGGGAATAAGGGAGCTCTTGCATCTTATGATGCCGTAAAAGCTTTCTTTGATAATGTTGGCGTTAATGGTATTCTGTATTTTACAAGAGTAACTCCAACTCCCGAAACTATTGTTGATATCGCCGCTTCTGGAGCCGGTGCAGGATACAATGCTTTCGCTCTTAAGGTTAATGGTAGATATTTCGGAACCCCCATCGGAGTTAATGATGGAGATGGTGATGAAATTCGTGTGATCACAACTACTGCGCTCGATGCAGTTGATAATGCACGTGATCTTTATCTCTTCCTTGCCGGAAACGGAGATAATTTCGCTGACTACTACCGCATTGAGCAAAATGCCACTGAGGCAATTCAAGGTAAGTTCAGAATCTTCTCAAGAGATACAAGAAGCCTTCCTCAGGTAGAAAGATTTGTTGCTTATCAATTTAGCGACACTTCTTATGCTTCTCCTCTAAATCTTAATACCCAAGACGTTGTTAAGTTCTATACTTCGGTAAAAGAAATTAACTTCCGTTGCGTATCTAGAGACCAAGCCACCGGAGAGGGTGTTCTTTTCGTATCTGGAAGTCAACTTAGTTCTTTCCTCCTTGCTAGCTCGACTGAGTATAACGCTGGAGTAGGTGCATTTGATGCCCTCAACGATACGGTAACTCTGGATTCTTCTACCGGTCTTGCTGATGGCGATAAGGTAGTTCTTGAGACAACTGATACTGGAACTCTGAACCTTTCATTGAATTCAGTATATTACGTTGTTAATAAGTCTGGAAATGTGATTCAGCTTGCAACTACTTCTGGTGGAACAGCTGTTACAATCACCGGTGCTCCTGGTGCTGCAGTTACAGTAAGAAAACTTGCTTACGATCCTGTTACTGACCAATCAGCCATTATCAAAGCGTTCCTCATTGACCAGAACGTTTATGCCGATGCTGCTTCAATCCCAGATAATAAAATTGTTGGAGTTTCTAAGGATCTTTCCACCGGAAACACTACTCCTACATCCTGGGCTGATGCATCTGCTGCCTATTGGGCCTATGATCTTGGCACAACAACCTTCTCCAAGGTTCAAAGTGGTGGACAAGATGCCGTTCCAAGTGGCGAAGTTACAACCCTTGGTGGAGTAACAACTCGTACGGGATATCTTCCAGACTCTGTCCAGGCATTCTACGTGAGTATTGCCGGAGAGGACAGAGTAATCATTGTCAATGGCGCAACTCCTGACGAGTTGGCTACAGGACTCAGAGATCAGATCCAAGCAATCCTTACCGAGAAAGAACTCGATGGATATTATGAAGTAGAAGCAGTTGCAACCGAAACAAACGTTTCTGGAGACATTCATGTTCCTAACAATGGTCACCAAGTCGCTCTTCTAACTACCGATGCTGGTACTCCATACCTCCGTCCTGAACTTGCTGATATTGCCCTAACAGGAACAATTGCGGTAAGTGGCGGAACAGTTACCGGAACCTCAACAGAGTTCACAACCGAACTCGCAGAGGGAGATATCTTCACCTCTAATGGAATCAGATTCACTGTGACCGGAGTGACCAATGACACTTCGGTTACCGTAACCCCAGCAAACATTACTATTGCTGCCGGAGCTTCTTATGCTCTTGATAAGTCTATTCCTAACGGATTCTACTCACATGAGTATGTTCTTAAGGTAAAAATTACTTCGCGTAACGGAATCAGTTCACCCGTAAACCCAGGAACCACGAGAGCCGGACTTCCCGACTCCAACGTTATCAAGTTAATCTCTGTTGATCAAAATCCTGGCTACGAGTCATATAAATATACTCAGGCTGCTAAAGCAAATGACTTTGTTTATGCAATCAAACAGGGTATGGATTCTAAAGTTCTTGCTCCTGGTTTCCTATTTGCTCCTGAGGCATATACAGTTCTCACCTACGAAGCCGGTGGAGATCTTGCAAGTAAGTCCGAAGCTCGTCAAGAACGGGTTAAAGTCACTCAGGCTCTTCTCAATGCCGCTGAGGGCAAACTAGGTCCTACTGAAGGAATCGTTGGTACCCAGCATATTGCTCTTATCGATTGTGGCGCAGATGAGATTTCTCTCACCAACGTCCAAGATGAACTTGACTATCTTAAGTCAATTGTAGGAGTTCCTTATGGTCATGGAGCATATTATGCCCCATATGTAAAGAATCTTGATGATCGTTACATCGCTCCTTCGAGTTATGTCGCTGGCATTGCCTGCTCGCGTTACATCAATGAAGGTTTTCAACAACCTCCTGCTGGTGCCCGCTATCCACTTCGCGGTGCGGCTGGTCTTAAGTTTGAGATTTCAGCTCAGCAACAAGAAGTTACTTACGCTCTAGGTCTGAACCCAATCCGTTCACTTCCTAATCGTGGCATCGTAACCTGGGGAGCTAGGACCCTCTCTAGCAATCCTCTGTTTAAATTTGTTAATACTCGCGCGATCCTTAATGTCCTTATCGATGTTCTAGGTCGTAGTTTTGATGACATCCTATTTGAGCAGATCGATTCAGCGGGTACTGTCTACGCAAGAGTTAAGTCTATCGCCTCTCAGGTATGCGGACAATTCTTCCGTCAAGGAGCATTATTTGGTTCAAGACCAGAACAGGCTTATTTAGTAGTCTGTTCATCTGCCAATAATGATAATACATCTCTTGAACAGGGCACGGTAAGACTAGACGTTTACGTGGCCACAAGCCCAACTCTTGAGCGTCTACTTGTTACCATCGTAAGAACGCCCGCAGGACAAGTTGCTCAGTTGAGCGATTCATTCTCCAGAAATGAAGAGAGATTTAGTTATCTCCTCAATACAACATCAGTATTCTGATAAATGAAAGAACACGTACTTAATTCCAACGAGCCTCTTTCATCTCAGCAGCCCAAAAAGGTTGTTTTCATCGAGATGTTCAGAGCGGGTCCTCAGATCTCCTCTACTGGCCAAAAAATGGTCTTTACAGAGGATGATCTAGAGCAGGTTGTTAATACATACAATCCTGATAAGCACGAAGCTCCGTTGATTATTGGCCATGACCAAGACGACGGAACTCCTGCCCTTGGTTGGGTACGTAAAGTCTGGAGAAAAGGCAAAGAACTTTGGGGTAAGGTCGAACTTACCCCTAAGGCCGAAAACTTAATACGAGATGGAGTTTTTAAAAAGGTGAGTAGTTCATTCTAC